ATTGATGGTCAACATCGTAAGGAAGCACTGAAAAAACTGGGTCTTCCTATCTCGTATGTGCAGATTGACGGCCTTGACTTAAGAGATGTCCAGATCGTCAATTCCGCGACTAAAAACTGGTCGCCGACCGACTACGCGCGCTCTTTCGCAGAATTGGGAAATGACAACTATAAAACCTATCTGGAATTTAGGGAAAAGTATCATTTCACCCATTCAATCTTAATGCTAATGCTGACTGGGGCTATGCAACGCGATGGTGGCAACACCACTTACTCGTTCCGGCACGGAAAGTTTAAGGTAGGTAACCTAGAACAAGCCAACAAAATAAGCAAGCAATTCAAAGATGTGGTCGCCAATTATAAGCGCGCCGATTCGCGGGTATTCGCAGTCGCCTTCAAACGCGCCGCAATCAACCCAAACTACAATCACAAGCGCATGCTGGAAAAAATCCAAGCGTATGGAGCGAAGTTCTTAAAAGACTCTCCTTATGCGGAAGATTATATGCGTCAGTTGGAAAAGATATACAACTACCACAACGGCCAAGAAAACCGTGTGCGGCTGTTCTAATTAACTAACTAATGGCAGATACTAGATTTAAGTTAACAACGATAAAGAGGGTGGTAAATAAACTAAATTATTTAAAATAATATGGACATAGAAAAAACACTTAGGGAGTTTGATGAAAAAATAGAACGAAGTGTTTATGATGGCGGCTGGGATATCCCATACGAAGGTGCGGACGATGTAAAAATCAGAAAGTTTCTCCAAGAAAAACTCCAAGAAGCTATCCAACAAGAACGGAAGCGTGTTTTGGAGGGGCTGGAAGAAACTTTCCGCTTTATGTGGACAGACGAAAGAAATATAGAAAAAAGTGTTGGAATATCCGACTGCCACGAAATAATTGTTAGCCTAATCAATTCTAAAATAAACTAAATAGGTTTGTTTCTGGGGGGATGAGTTGAGAGAGTGTGGGGAAACCCAGCAAGTCGCCGGACGGCGAGCGGCTCTCAACTCTCCTCAAAAGCAAATCTAATTTCCTAAAATAACTAAATAAAAAAGGATCAAAACCAAACACCCAATTCAAGGCTTATTCAAGGCATAATTCACCAACAGCAAAAGGGCACTTGACTTTTACTCAAAAAGGGCGTATAATTAAGATACGAGATTAAAAACCGAATACCAAGACGCTTCGTGATGACGGAGTGTCTTTTTTTATGTCATGTAAGCGATATTTTAGATTATCTCAAATGATAAATCTCATAGCGGCTAATCGCAGGTAAGAACCTAAAACGCCGCTTCCACGATGGAAAAACAACAAAAATGTCACGATTGTTCTCGAGTCCTCAGAAAAGGTCAGTTTTACCATAACTACAAAAACGGACGGATCAAGTGTAAGCGGTGCCACCAGAAAGACCCAGTGTTAAGAAACTTCCAGCCAACCGAAGTTTATTCCAGAGTCGTAGGTTACATCCGGCAGGTGGCAGCCTGGAATCCCGGTAAAAAAGCGGAGTTCAAGGATCGCAAAGTTTTTAAGAGCAAATGAAATGCCAGAAAATATCAGTCCAGCAATACAACAATTTGGCGATAGCGTCAATACTGAGGAGAATGGCGATAAATGGAGAGAAAAGGACGGAACATGGAAGAAGGGAAAGCCAGGGGGACCCGGTGCTCCAAAACAAACCGAAGAAGAAAAAGAAAAAAAGAGAGCACTAAAAGAAATAATTGAAGACTATAAAAACAAACTAACCAGGGCACTACCAGAAATAAGCCTAGTGCTCATCCGAAAAGCTATAGACGGAGACCTACAAGCCATCAAAGAAATTAACAACCAGGTGATAGGCAAACCAAAACAGCAGGTGGAATTAAGCGGAGACAAAGAAAACCCGCCAATCATAAAAGAAATCAGATACATTATCCCCAATGATCCCAACTCTTCATCCAACGTGGAAACAACACCTGGCGTATGAAGCCCTTAAAAATCCTGACACAGATACGGTGTTTCTGGGCGGAGGAGCTGGCGGAGGCAAAAGCTGGTGGATATGTGAATCAAGACTAATAAGCGCTCTAAGATTCCCTGGATATAAAAGTTTTATTGGGCGGGAAGAATTGAAGCGCGTAATGCAGTCCACCTACATCACCTTCGTTAAGGTCTGCCAACACCACAAAATCCCCAAAGAACTTTATAAATTAAACGGGCAATATAACTATATAGAGGTTTTCAATGGCTCACGGATAGATTTACTGGACCTTAAATTCTTACCTACTGATCCACTATACGAACGCTTTGGAAGTTTGGAATACACAGACGGGGCGATTGAAGAAGCAGGCGAAGTTCATTTTCTAGCTTACGATGTTTTAAAAACCAGGGTCGGACGTCATTTAAACCAAGAATATAAAATCAAACCCACACTGGCTGTCACTGGCAATCCCAAGAAAAACTGGACATACTCGCTATTTTACAAACCATACCGGGATGGCACGCTGCCCAAGAGTATTGCTTTCATCCAATCGCTCTACAAAGACAACGAATACACGGCTGAAAGCTATAAAAAACAACTGGAACAGATTACCGATCGTGCCACCAAAGAAAGATTGATGTTTGGCAACTGGGAATACGATGACGACCCGACCGCCCTTATAAAATATGAAAACATCCTTGACCTTTTCACCAACACAGTCGAAGCCGACAAGGAAAAATACATCACGGCTGATATTGCCAGATTTGGACAAGATAAGATAGTCATTCGTATTTGGCAAGGACTGGAGAATTACAAAACAGCAGTCTTTCAAAAACAAGGACTGGACGTCACGGCCGAAGAGATTAAAAAACTGGAGCGAGATGAGCAGGTTCCCCGAAGCCACATCCTAGTTGACGAAGACGGAGTGGGTGGGGGAGTTCTAGACCTTTTGCCCGGAGCCAAGGGATTCATCGCCAACAGTGTCCCAATTCACAAAGATAATTACGCCAACCTTAAAACCCAATGTTCCTATCTTCTGGCCGACTACATCAACAATCACAAACTCTCCGTCCTAAACCTCAGCCAACAGGAGAAGGACTTGCTCATCGAGGAGCTGGAGCAGATAAAGCGAAAGGACGCGGACAAGGACGGGAAAAACAAAATCATCGGGAAAGACGAGGTCAAAGAACTAATCGGGCGCAGTCCCGACCGATCAGACGCCCTGATGCTCCGAATGTGGTTCGAACTAAAAAAGATTCCCGAAAGTGACCCCGACCCCTACTTTGAACAAGTCGGAACATACTACCGTTTATAAAATCTAATCACCTCTGACTTGCTAGCGACTGTGATTAGCGCTGGCAATTCCGAGCCATAATTAAATGGAGTTACTAGAAAAGAGCTGTTTGAAGTGCGGTAAAAAATACCGAGCACCTAATAAGTATTGGTATAAAAGAAGAAAATACTGCAGCATTAGCTGTTCAAGAAAGGGAAAGGTTGGAAGCGAAAATAATCATTGGGCTGGAGATAAAATACAAAAAGATTCTATACATAGTTGGATTGCTAAAATACTTGGCAAGCCCAAGCGGTGTGAGATATGTGGAACAACAACGGCCAAGAGATATGACTGGTCCAATAAAAACCATACATACAAAAGAAATCCCGAAGACTGGCAAAGATTGTGTAAGCGGTGTCATCTATATTACGACATAAAAAATAACGGATATACCCACTATATTTTCGGAAAACAAAGAAAACTTATTTCAAATTATAAATAAATGGACGAAACAAAAATAGAAACCGAAAAAACAGAACCCACGGAGCAATCAATCATTGACCAGCTCTTAAAGGAAAAGAAAGCCTACGAGCAATCAACCAGCGACCAGCGGCAAGAAATCCGCGAGATTTACGATGCCTATATGGGCAAGATGCATAACGTGGTATCTTTGCCTTACGCCAACCAAGAGACCATTCCAAAACTAAGGACTGAAGTATCTTTTATCAAGCCCTTTATCTTTTCGGGCGAACCCCAACTGGAGGTGGAAGGCATCGGAGACGAAGACCAAGCCATCGCCGGAATACTGGAGAAAATCGTCAATTTTAGATTAGCCAACATCCCGGACGCTTACGACAAAATAGAAGATTGGGTGCATCAAGCCGTGACTTTTGGAACTTCGCTTATTAAAGTCATCTGGAAGTTTGAAACCAAAAACAACCCCGACGGAACGCAATCAGTCGTTTCAGATGAACCTGACCTGGAAGTTCCCAATCTTTTAGACGTTTATTACAACCCGATAGTTCCCCAAATCAAGTCTCAACCCTCCATCATCTGCCGGTCAGTCCTGCCCCTAGAAGAAGTCAAAAACAACCCGGCTTATGATTATGCCGGACAATTCGGACTTAACCGAGAGAGAGTGGAAGGCAAGAAGAACCTGACCCAGAACACTTACGACTCAACCTCCCAGATGAATACCGACACGATCAACAACATCGACTCAACGGGACTGGTGGAAGTCTTTGAGCGCTACACGCTTGACCGCATCCAAACAGTGGCTGACGGCAAGGAGCAACTGGTTCTAAGAGACGTCGAAAATCCTTACGGGTTTATCAATTTGGTTAAATTCGTCTTTGAGAAGAATACAATCCCCAACCGCTTTGACGGACTCGGCGCGGGCCAAAACACCAAAGGACTCGGAACGCTCTTTTACCGGATGATGAACCAGACGCTAGACAACGTGACCCTCACCAATAATCCTCATTTCCTAGCCAAGAAGAACGTTATAAGAGACAAGAAACAAGCCGTCGTAAAACCCGGAGGAATCACCGAAATCGACTATGACGGCCCACTCTCCGATTCAGTGCAGCCACTGGTATTTCCCGACCTTAAACAAGGAGCCATTGAGATTCTGAATAAGATTGACGATGAACATAAACGAGCTTCGGGAGCCAACGACTTGATTCAAGGCGCAGCTTCTAACGACACACTGGGACAGGACAACCTCGCCCAGATGAACGTCTCTAATCGCTTTGAACTGGTTGTGAGACGCTTTAAACACGCCATCGCTGATGTGGGACAAATGATTTTAGATATGGACCTCAAGAACCTGCAAAGTCCCGACTCGCCGATACTTAGAATCTTCCCAGAAGAAATGAGAATGCAAATCTTCCAAATCCTCATCAACGAAGCGCCCAACATCAAATACAACGTCAAGGTTAAAGGCGACACCAATGTTTCCAAGAACAAGGACTTACAGAGCAAAAGGCTAGTTGACTTGTTTAATCTGTCTGGTGGATTTCTGACCGACAAGGAGAAAAGAGCCTTCCTTAGAAGGATCGCTGAAAGACAAGGCGAAGACAACATTGACGAAATCATCATGCAGAACAACCCAATGGCTGACCAAATGGAACAACAGAACGCCATGATGCAACAGGCTCAAACAGCCATGAACCCCCAGATGATGCCCACCCCAGGGACGGGAATTAACTCTATGCGAGGCCGATGACATTACACGAAGAATACCAAGAACTCTTAGAAGCCAGAGAAATGCTGGAGACCAAGAAGTTCCAAAAGTTTATCGCCCAACCGATGCAGAAGCACTGGGATGAGTTGAAAACCGCCTATGACTGCAAGACGCTCTCTGAGATCGCAACTCTCAAAGGCGAAGCCAAAATGTGCAAATTCTTTTTTTCCCTTTTAAAAAATATTGATTCCGATTTTAGAAATAAAAGAGATGAGCTTGATAGCGAGGGCAGAAAACTCTAACCCTCACTGTCAAGGTCGGTTACGACCACAGGTCGAATGACAGTACCTTACAAATCCAATCTAAAAGA